TTTCCAGTTTGGTTGTGGCGGAGGAACTCTAGTATACTTTGATAGATCAGGTTTAATCGAAGCCTCAACAATAATGTTTTGTGGCTTGTAAAGTTCTTTTAACTTTTCAACTTCAGAAAAATCCCAAACATGACAGAAAATAGTTACATCATGTTTATCTAAAAGGTTTCTCTTTACATACTCATAAACTTTATCAAAACATCTGGCCTGACCAGATAGACATAATGCAATTTTCATTTTTTACCTTTTAATCGTAACTGGAAGATCAACCACAGTATATGGTGTATTTGTTTCAAAGTAATTTCTCATACAAAGCATATGAGGGCAATATCTATTTTCATCATGTAATTTAATATCTCTTTGTCCATTTTCCCACCAAAACTTTTCAGATAGCCATTCTTTATATTTCTTACTAAACCTTGTCAAAAGAATCTTTTCTGCTCTTGGATAGAAGAAGTAATTATCCGCATATTTCCAAGGTATAATGGCGAAAATATCTGACACCATTCCATATTGTTCATTTGTTGGTGTAACTACCATATCTGGATATGATTGAACAATGCTTCGAACTTTAAATGGGTACAAATGAGTATCAAATCGAGTAAATATAATGTTCTCATATTCTTTATCTATGAGTTCAAAAGCTTTTCTACGGGCGAAATGCATCGATAATGTAACATGATTTCTATCAGGAGTAATCAACTCTTTTGGATTTTTTTCTGCAATTCTATTCTCCGCATCTAAAAAATCTTGAGCATAAATTTCATTTTTCTCAGCCAACCATTTAGTGGGACTTAACATTTCGACCGCATAATTTATGTCATCGTAATTGCCTTCATCCCAAACATACATGTAAACATCAAGCTCATTTAAAGAAATGAAATGTTTTAGCTCTTCAGCAATATTTCTAAAAGTTCTAAGGTGACCAGATATTACAAGTGCATTAGCCATATTTCGCCTCAATTATTTTTCGCCATTCAGGAACTCTATCGTACTGATGAACAATATGATAAGGAATACCCTTCGACGTTGTTACTGTATCATTTTTTAGTTTAGGTAATTCTTCTAATAGATATGGTCTAAAACTTTCCAATTTAGATGGATCAGCAGTTGTTCCTAACTGGCATGCCCAACCATCTTCCGAAACAGAATACTTACAAGTTCCTTTATAAGGACTCATTGAAATTAGAAAGTTGAATGTAGATTGGTCACAAATTGGAATTGGTCTATTTGTGGCTGTAGCAAAGATATTGATTGCTAAATCTCGCATAGCATAACCATGACCAGCAAGAACACCTACATTAAAAATTTCGTTGTCTTTAAAGTTTTCATGTATATAAGGGCCATAAGTTTCATATAAGTTTTGATTACCCCATGGCTCATCTTTGTACAAAATACTTTCAGAAGAAAAAATTAGATTCTTTGAGATGATGTTGGCTTCCAAATAATCAATTGGATTTTGTTGGAAAATTACATCTTTTACGTCTGTTGTAATCACATAACGATAATCATTTTTTCTTAGATATTCGTATATGTGACCAAATCTTTCGACGTGGATAGGAAGTTTTGAATCGTAACGAAGATTGCCTTCGTTGTCTTGCTCAAACCCAATGATTTTGAATCCTGCTTCAGATACTTTTTTGACAGTATCAGCATCACAATTCATCAAAATGAGGACTTTATCTCCATCAAAACCAGACTGGTTGATAGAATTAATCCAATATTTTAATTTAGACCAATCGTAATTGGTACTCGCACCAATAATCAAATCTTTCATAACGAATCTCCATTATATTACTTAGTTGTTTTGTAGTCTTTAAATTTGGTAATGTTTTGTCCTGGTGTCTCTCGTTTATATGTGTCTGCCAATTCTTTTGTGCCCCATTGGCCTGCACCGGCTTTTGGTAAAATATCAGGCTTTATATTTTGCCTAGTTTCTTTTTTGGGTCTAGGTATTCTTATCATTCTACACCGTAAATGAAGAACCGCAACCACAAGTTGCAGTTACGTTAGGATTTTTTATGTTAAAATTGGATCCCATGAGTGTTTCTTCATAATCGATAACTGCTTCATTCAAGTATTGCATGCTCATACTATCTATAACAACACCAACACCATCTTTTTCAAAAGTAAAATCATCATCTTCTGGTGGTGATTCTTCGATTGAAAACCCATATTGAAATCCAGAGCAGCCACCACCCTGCACGAACACACGAAGCTTTAATGAAGGATCTTCTTCATCAATAATAGTTTTAATTTTCTTTGCAGCAGCTGAAGTTATTTCTACCAATTTAACCTCTTGTTAAGTTTAAAATCTTTTGAATTTGAGATTCTAGAATTGGCCTTCTATTTGGCCATTTTATGATTGGTTGATCAGCAGTTTTAAGTAATTTTGTTAAGAAAGGAAGAATAAGTTTTTCTACCTGCGCCAATCTCTCTTTATATTCTTCTACAGTTTCTTCTTTCTCAGCAATTACCGATGTATATTCTTCCTCGTCAATAGCGGTAAAACCAAAATCGTCCTCATCATATTCTGCCAAGATGGCCGTTAAATCAAATTTCTTTTCCATTTACTTATCCCATGCCTTTGCAGCATTAAAGTTTGCTTGACTAAATTCTAATCTATCTACAAGTTTTACAGCGCCTCCGCTGATTGTTGATACAGCAACAAATCCTTCAGGATCAGTTACTTTAAAACCTTCAGATGTTCTTAGGAAGGTATGAGTAACTTGTTTCATCTCTTGTAGTTTTTTAATAATCATGTTTTTAGAATCAACCAAAATGTTCATAAGTGTAAAAATTTTTACCAAATCTTCAGATGAATTTCTGAAAAACCTCATCACATCAGTTTTTTCTTTGATTCTTTTTTTCTTTGTATCATCTCTCTTAGCTGATAGAACTTCTTTATTTAATTTATCTTCAACATATCTTATTAGTTCCATCGTATGTGCTCTTGGATCTTTTATCTTCAGACCAGCTCGTATCTTGGTGTTATTAAAAGTTTTGATGTAATTTTTAAAAACATCACTTGCTGATATGCGGTTTAATGTCAGAGAGCTAATTGTGTTAAATGTTCTTCCTGCCTGTGAAAGGAGTCTTGTTATATCTTCAGTTTCTTTTTCTGTGAAAGATGCCATACCTGAAGCATCTGTGAATGTAGCATCTCTGAACCAAACATCTTTTGTGTGAGTTAAATGTCCAATGTCTATATTAAAAGATGCTTTCATATCTTCCATTGTTTTACCAGTGTATGATGTATGAAACACCACACCTAGTTGAGCTGTCATCATTTTAAAAGCCAAAGGAGAATCATGTGGTACAGCATAAACAATTGTGTTTGGTTGAAAGATAGCGTATTGTGTACCATCAATGTTTTGTTTTTTTATATCACCTTTGGTAAATAACATATCACCTTGTAAAATGCCTTTTATTCCAAGTTTAGAAAGATATCGCAAGGCAATTTTAAGTTTATGATTTAGTCCTTCACCTGGATGATTATTATCAATATCTTCTTCAGTATAATTCAACTTAGCATTTTTTGCAAACACTCCTTTAGTACCTACAAAAAATTTACCGTTCTCAGGATTAATGCCTGCAAATACAGCTGGAGATCCATCCCATTTTGTTGTGACATTTACTTTTGTTGCAGATTTTCCTGCCAACATGTCACGTAAAGATTGTAAGAAATTTATAGCACTTCTAGCACCAACAACTCCATTATTAAGAATCTCATCTTCGAGATGTTCGAGATGTAAATTTTTACCTTCTTTTGACTCTGTTAAAAATTCTGAAAATTTCATTTTTTCATGTTCATAAATGGATTTGGTTTCTTTGTGCCGGGTGCTACAGAGAATTTACTATTTGGCATTTTTTTAATTTTTATTTCTGCTTGAACTTCATAAAATTCTGATCGAGTTGCAACACGAACTTTGAAATCTCCTGATCCACTTAGAACAGGAACTCCTGTTAGACCAAGAGGATTCTTTTTTGAAATCAAATAAAAATCATCTCCTGCCTGCATGTAGTAAGCTGGTTCTGCTTTTCCTTCGGTGTAATGTTCAGTGACTAATGTTCCTAAATCTCTATCTTCATCATTAGCAATATATCTATTGATGTTTGGTTGATCGAAATAGGCTTTCATCACATGTAAAGGAACTGCGCCGGGTTCTTTGAGTCCAGATTTAGTTGTTGGAATCTTTATCTGTTTTTCTGGAATGCCAGAGAATTTAGCAATGGCTTTTATGAAAGCTTTTGCCTGAGCAGACTTGTTTAAAATATCTACAGCCGCCTGTGCTGTAGGTGTTTTGTAAGTAGTTTTCCATTTACCGCCATCATAAAAGACCCTTGGATTGGAAAGATTGTCAGTGTGTGACATTTTTACTTCGACCCAAGTTTTTATATTTTTATACTCAATCTTAACATCTGAGTATTCTGTACTTACTTTTGGTCTAGTAGCTTTTATTCCAGGCAGTTTATTGATTGACTTGGCAACGTCTTGTTCAAATTTATCTGAAGCCGCACTCATGAAGTCTCCTAAAGAGTTTTATGTATTTATGCCTATCGTATAATGTCTAACTCAGTGTCGCCAGTCCAAACTTCAATGTCAGTTCTTAAACGATTTTCTGCCTTTAGATTTTCAAATCTATTTGTGGCTTTCTTTCTCCACCACTCAATCACATTTTTCAAATAGAATTTATCATAATTTTCACCTTTTGTCAATTCATTTGTTTTACCGTTGACAAAATCTATCATGTTACTGAAACCATAATCTGATACATAATATCTTTTCTGTTCGTTTAGATTTTTAGCATTTTCAATTGTCTGTTTAAACTTGGTACCCTCTGTAGTTCCTTTGAGTGCAACATTAATATGTGAAACAATTGCATTGGATATTTTTAATTTTCTACTTGAAGCATTTTCTGGAGCCAAAGGTTCGCCAATGATATTTTCGATATACTCTTTCAGATCCGTGTATGTCTTACCATGAAGCATAGGAAGAAAATCACTGTCTGTTAGGCCCTTATAGCGAATATAAGGTTTCATACCATCATACTGAGATACTGCCTTTGTTGAACCATATAAACTTGTTGTTTCAAACAAGCAAGTTGACATATCATATTTCTTATTCAACATTTCACGAACTTCATGTGTGGTACAGATTGCAGCCATCAATTTACCACCAAGATAATTAAATCCAAATGGTTGTGCAGGTACAATCACAAAACCCATGACAGCACACTTATTAAAAAGTTGAGCACCACCATCGATTTGTGTGAACACTTGACCCAACATTTCGTTTCGTGGTTTACAGTTAATTACAGGAGAACCAAGGCGAATAAAACCACACCATTTGTTTGTTGTCGTTTCTAATATAGCCAATCTGAGAGAACGACCAGGGATGTTTGTCATATTTGAGTGAGAGGAAATCATATTCAAATAAATGTCCCATCTTTCTTGTGGCAAATCAACAATCTCAAAATTCATTTTCTCTGGTGAAACTGTAAAATCAGAAAACAAATCTTCTTCTGGTCCCATGCCAGGTAAAACAAATGGTCGTTCGGCCATTGAAGCCTTTTTCTGTTCTCTCATGTATTCATCTATTCTCGAAAACTTATCAAAGTAATTGGAGAATATGTTAGCACAATGAACAGCCTGTTCTTTAGTCAAACTCATACTTTTAAGCCACCAAAATTTTTATTAAATTTACGTTCACGTTTACCAAAGTTGTTCAAAGGAGGTGTATCATCTGGTTGACCAGAATCGGTAATTCCATTCTGTGCATCAGGTTCAGTATCATACAATCTCATTTTACCTCTGTCAACCCCAACAACAAATCTTTTATAATCATTTGGGTCTGAATAACGATTCTTCAACTGTTTCACCATAATTTGATTTAATTGTTGAAGTTCTTCGTTGGTGATAAGAGCAAACATAAAATCAGCAGTAGCAGGCAGGCCAAAAGATTCTGAAGTATCTTCAAGACCAGGATCAGAATTGGTAAAACCACTTCTTGTTGTTTGTGTCGCTGAAACAATTGGAACATTAAACTCAACTGCCAAGCCACGAAGTTCTTCCGCAATAGATTTTACATAGGTGTATGAGTTCACACTACCACCAGGTTTTATTCTAGATGACGAACAAATATTAAGATAGTCGATGAAAATAATTTCTGGTGAAAAACTTTTCTTTAAAGCCAATTCATTTAATAATGCCCTGAAGTGTAGAGCCGAAGCAGACGCCGTTGGATATTCCTTGATGATTAGCTTACCATTAGCCTTATTTCTCAATATCTGGAACTTTTTATCATAATCAGTTTTACTGATGGTCCTCAATTCATTCAGGTCAATATTCAAAAGATTTGCATCAATACGTTCAGCAATTCTTTCTTCGGCCATCTCAAGCGTGATATACAACACATTCTTACCTTGAGATAAACAAGATGCAGCCACATGGCACATGAACAAAGATTTACCAACACCAGTGCCAGCAAGTGCAATGTTTAGTGTTTTGACTGGAAGACCACCTTTGGTGATTTTGTTGAAAATATCCAAATCAAAACTGACTTTTGATTCGACTTTGTGATAGAAATCATATCGTGAATCATAGTCATTCATGTAGTCATGACCAATGTGTTGGTCAAAAGAAACACCAAGGGCATCACTTAGAAGTTTTGGAATTTCTCCTTTAGTTTTACCTTTGTTTCTATCATCAAGAATCTGAACAGATTCCATGATGGCATTGTAGATAGCTTTGTCTTGACAAAACTTTTCGGTTTGTTCTGTCAACCACTTTTCTTCAACCTTTTCTTCTCGATTGGAGTGTAGTTCTTTGAGAAGGTCTATAGACTCTCTTACTTGTTCACTCGTAAGAGATTTACTTTCGGTGAAGTTAATAACCAAAGCTTCATATGTTGGAAGATTTTTATATTTGTTTACAAACTCAAATATTTCTTTAAATACTGTCTTTTCTATATTATCACTGAAATAATCCGATCTTATGAATGGCAATACTTTTCTGGTAAAGTTTTCATTGTAAATCAGATTCTTCAGTATCGTTTGTTCCAGTCGGTTCATGTTGTTTATAATCTAAAATAATTTTACTGAGAATATCCCCCATTATTGTATGAAATTTTTCATCTTCTAACAAGGCCTGCATCTCATGATTTCCAGGAGTAATAATGACATAACTAAATCTTAATTTAGCCACACCATCTTCTTCGACAGCGCCAACTTTATGGTAATGATACATGGTTCCCTCATACTCTTTCATCATCAGCTCAATGCCAATGACTTCAGTATGAGAGAAGTTTACGAATTTATAATCTACATTTTCTTCAAGCTTCATTTTCTTCGATTTCTTCCAGTAATTCATTTTCTCCCATAATGTTACTATAAGTGATTTCATATTTTTTTCTCACAAATTCTTTGAATGAATTATTCGATAGAATATCAGACCAAAATTCTTCCGTTTGTGTATCATTAAAACGAACCTTGTTTAGAATTTCACCAGTTTCTTGATCAACTTTAGCATACCAACCATTGGCAGGTTTTGTTACGAAATTACTTTCGAGAGCGATATCCAATAAGCCAGACCACTTGTTAATGCCACCATCAAAAGATACATTAACAGGAATTTTAGATTTTTCACGAACATATCTAGATTTCTCTACATTAATAATAAAGTTATAACCAACAATTTCTGTTCCATCTTTTTCTTGTTGGCGACCAAGAATGAAAATATTATCAGCCGAATAGTATGATCCTGTTCCACCACCGACAATATCTTTTGGGAACATACCAATTTCTTTGTAAGTATGATTGACCACAACCATAGGAATATCTTTTAGATTTAAGTGTGGTGTAATCATACGGAACAAACTCTTAACTTGTTTTGCTCGTGACATATCAGCAACAGATTTTTGGTCAAGAGCATCTTCAACTTCTTTCTTTGATGCCAAATTACCAATTGAATCAATAACAATAATTACTCGGTCACCACGATTGATGTTTTCAAGTTGAGCCATGATATCAAACTTCAATTGCTCAATGTCTGTAATCGGTGAATGAATCACTCTATCTGTGTCGATACCAAAAGTATCAAAGTAAGATTGTGGAGTTCCAAACTCTGAATCATAGAAAAGTAAAACAGACTCATCATACTTGTCCATGTAAGATTTGGCCATCAACAAAGAAAAGGCTGTCTTAAAGTGTTTCGATGGGCCTGCCCACATCGTAAGTCCTGGTGTTAAGCCACCATCTAATTTTCCAGATAAAGCAACATTGACCATAGGAATGGCCGTAGGAATCATATCTTTTTCATTGAAAAGTTTTGACTTTGATAGAATAGAACTATCTTTAATTGTAGAATTCTTTTTGATTTTTTCAAGCAAGCTCATTTTTTTCTCCGTTTAAAATCAGTAGAGTTTCCGTTTCACCAAGAGTTCCTTGAAAGAATACATTAAAAGCAATTACACATCTTTCAATACCAGAAATACTTCTTGTTACTTCATGTGATAGGTGAGAAGGAAAAATCAATATGTCATTTATCTTAGGTCTAACTGTCCATTCAACACAACTAATTCTGTTTTCATCTTCTACATCAGGACATACAGAAATAGGCCATAAATTGTAAGACTTTGCATCACGAATAAATCTTATATCACCACTTTTATCATCAACATTTATATACAAAACACCACTGAAAATACTATTTGTGTGGTGGTGTGCCTGAGCCCAATCACCTCTTTGATGTTTTACTGCCCAAGAAGATGTGATGTAAAATCCAACATCTCTCACAACTTTCAAATAATCATAAATGTAGAAATCTAATTCTTTAATAATTAGTTGTTTTAACCCAGACAGTTCTGGCGTATCAAGAAGATTTGCATCAGTAAATAGTCCGTTATCATTTCTTACATATTTACAATTCATTACAAATCGCCTAGTTTCTTCATCAACAAATACATTGTTTCGATAAAGAGGAACAGGAAACAATTCAATCACTTCTCTCATGGTTTTAAATCATCTTCAAAAGTGGCAATTTTGGATTTGTGTATTACTTCATGATCCGGGTCTACAAAGAAGGATTCTAAACTACTAGCAGGCCTTTTGTCAATCTTTTTCTTTTTTCTTGCCTTACTTTCGGACAGAGTATCAACTTTATCTAAGGCATATTTTCTATAAGTTTGATTAGATGCAATCAAGAGCAATATGGCAAGAGGATCAAATACGATAATAATGATGAATATTACCAGTCGAACTGCTTTGTCAATCAAATCACGATCTTGTGTACCATATACAACTTCAGCAACATATTTTATAGGCCCCAAATCTGACTCAGCCTTGCGAACTTCCAACGATAGAGGCAATTTCTCTTCCGTAAGTAATTGTATCTCTTTTTGTAGCCCCTTAGTCTCAGCAATGATTCTCTCACGCTCTTTCTGTTGGGCTTTGCGGATTTGGTTCGCCCTCTCGGCACCCTTTTCGTCTTTCGAGCGGCCCATAATTTGATCGACAGCCTCATCATACTGACTAAGGTTCTTGTTGTTCCTATCGATCTGCGATTGAATAACTTTAATCTTTTCATCATAGAGTTCTACCTTTGCTGCTTGTGGTGCAATTGTACTTGAATGTTCAATATGTGCTTTTGACAAATAACCAAAAATACCAATTGATGTGATAGCCATAAGCAAAACTACTGCTATGGTGAAATATGTTTTCATCATCACATTTGTTTCTTTCCAATTGTTATACAACCAAGAGGTCGTTACAATCTTCGATATTTCTAAAACTGTTCCCATCACAATTACTGGCCAATAAGAACCTGGAAATATTTGCGCTAAACCTATTACCGAATAGTAAGCCGCTACCGCAGAAAGAGCGATAGCGGTCAAAAATGGCAATATAAACTGTGTCATGAAAAAAAGCTTTCGAGTGAATTATTTTTTTCTGTTGTCCAGTCCATACAGTCAAGAATAATCTTAATTGGTTCTAGAAAAGCTTTCTCAAACTGTGTGTCATAATCAACATATTCATGTAGACCAAATTCAGGAGGCAATCTTGTTGGATAAGATACAACCATATCTTTCAAAGGGTTTGGTTGTTTTAGATAAGTAAATTTGATTTTCTCACCATCTTGAATCTTTGGGTATTTCTTAACCAGTTTTAATGCCATTAATCTATTATTATATAATAAGGCACCCTTAACATGAATCGGTGTTCCTTTTTTATATAGAGTAGCGGCATCAAAATAATCTTTCAAACCATTCAATCCTCTGGGAAAAGATACTTCTTCTGGCGGTAAACTTTTAAAACTGTTCTTGAATTCTTCAATAAAATCGTGAATGTCACTTTCTTTACCATTCAGGATGATGTGAATAGCTTGTTTCAATTTTTCACGAATAGCTGCCGGTGTAGAAGATTTTACCATTTCTAAACCCATAACTTTCATCTGAGGTTCTTTATACTGAACTCCCTCATTATTATGGACATTTAGAATATATCTTTTCTTTGCTGTCCATATTCCCCTATCAGAAAGTGCTTCACGTTTCATTTGCATCTTTTGGCCATAAGCACTTACATACGTAGCAAGCTCTTGATAACTTTCATCAATAAAAGGTTGTAATTTACTTTCACAGACCTTATCCATGAATTCGATGATTTTTTCGGCTGATTTCGGTACTTTTTGTCCCGAATTATACACTTTTTCAACAAGTTCACCAAGACGCAGATAAATCGAATCTGTATCTGAGGCGATAACATAATCTTTTCCTTCCGTTTTTAATAAATTATTCATGTACTCATTCAGCTTCTTTTCAATCCAACGAATTGATAGCTGACCGGCCTGAGTAACAGCAAGAGCCTGCCTTAAATCATAGAATCGAAAGTATTGAGAACCTAACCAAGAGCACCGTAGGCGGAATTTAAGGACACTTTCTTCGCAAGTTGAAGATTGTCATATCTTGCGATGTCCCTTTCCAATTGCCCACGATACTCTTGCAGCTCCTTATCAGTTAGAGTTGAGAGATTTTTTTGCATATCCAATTTTTTGATTTACCTTTCTTAACTGGTTTATTTGTTCTTGAAGTGTTCCACAATGCAGTGTATGTTAGTTTTTTTTCATTACAGAATTCCTTTTTTCCAGTTCAATTTTCACATTTTCCAATTCTTGTTTGGACTTCAACATCATCTTCTTGAACTTCTTACGATCTTCATACATTTCTTCCAACATCTTAGGTAAGAATCCTTGAATGTCTGTACGAAAGAATTGTCCATTTGGAGTGATGGTTACACCGGCCATTCCGATATCAGAAAGATCAACAGACTTGTTCAAAAACTTTTCAACAGACACACTGGTTGCCAAGATCGCTCTCATTTCTGATGTGTAATCCTCAGGTTCAACCAAAGTTTCTGGTGATATGTTGTACATCATCATCAAATGCGGATAAAGAGAATTCAAGTCAAATGATGCAACCCAATCATGAGCTCCAACTTGAGGTTCTTTTACATAAGCACCTTCAAATGCAGCGTTTTTACTTTTCACAATCTTAGGTGGAACAATTATATTTTTACCCAACAGATAATTGTATATAAGAGAATCCCACATTCTTGTTTGTGCAAAAATGTCCTCATAATTTGTTTTTGTATCATATGCCAGAGTCAAGCCAAGTTCAATCAACTTTAACTTGTTCTCAAGTTTCAAAACCAATTCAACGTCTTTGATATTATAATCGATAAATTTTTGATAGTTTAGTCGATACAAATCATGTAGGTTTTCATATTCATCGTAAGAAAGTTTATTCTCACCAAGTTCTACATTTGCTATATGATCTAGTTTATAAGATTCTTGTGATTTACCTGCTGGAGCATACCAACGATACAGTTCGATATAATCAAGTGTAGGAATTCCAAGAATATCATACACATCCAATTCACGATTGATCTTTGTAATTTTCTTGGTGTTAATTATATTCCAAGGAGAAAGTTTTCTCATTTCATCTTCACCAAGAAGATTACTGATGCGGTTTACCAAGTATGGAATATCAAAGAATCGAATATTCCATCCACTGATAGCATCAGGACAATTTTCTTGCCAGCCTTGTAAAAATTTTCGACAAAGGTCTAGCTCATCTTTACACTTGAAATATGTAACATCATCTCTGTAATTGTTATAATCACCACACCCATAAACGATCATATCACCGTTCATGTACTTTATGCCGATAGCAGTGATTGGTTCGGTTGCTTTATAAGGATCAGGAAAACCATTTTCTGATCCAACTTCAATATCAATCAGAGCAATCGACAACTCATCTAGTTTCCAGTTAATGTCATCTTTGTATGTGTCAGCGATATATGCATATTCATATCGATCATTTCCAAAGATTTTGAAACCTTCAACCTTATCATAATCTTTTACGAAGTTTCTTGCATCACGAATAGAATCGAACTTAACAGGTTCAAGATTAAAACCATCAAGAGATTTATAATTTGTCTTTTTATTAGACTTTAAAAACAAAGTCGGCGTGTAAGCAACTTTGTACTTAACACGCCGGCCGTCTTTAATACCTCGAAAGAGTATACTACTTCCGAGGCATGATACATTTGTATAATAATTATTTGTCATTCATTATAATTTAGGAATTGAAGAAGCAATTTCGATGCCTGAACCAAACATCTTATTGTACTGATTTTCAAGTTCTCTTACAGGTAAACTAGTGAAAAGGATGTCACTATTGCTGATTGTGAATCCTGTTTTAAAGTCCTCACTGAAGTCAACAAATGGAACAAAACCCATCATTGGTCCATCTTTTGTTGGTTGAACAACAACTTGAACAGGTTGTTTGATTATTACAGCAACATTTCCTTCATCAACAATTTCTCCAATCAAAGTGTGATTGGTTTTAAGTGTAATTAGTTTAACTGTCATACAGGCACTTTCATATCAGCATCTAGGACACCAAGTGTGACCCAGCGGTTAGGAATTAACATTTCTCTGTTTTGAAAATCATTAACATTGATCAGTGGATCTTGAACCCATCCCAATACTTCTACCATATTATCAAAATCACGCAGGTACAAATCATACTTCTCTGCATGAATCATTTTATTATCAGTAGCAAGTTTTTTTGCCAGTTCACGAATGTTCATTTTTTTCCTTTGAATAAAAACAATATTATACAAAATACAAATCAAAAAAGAGGCAATTAAGCACCAGTTTCTTGTTTGTATGCCTCTAGAGTTTTCTTAAACTTACCTGCATGGCTACGTTCTGCCTTAGCAAGAGTTTCAAACCAGTCGGCAATTTCATCGAAGCCTTCTTCACGAGCAGTCTTTGCCATACCTGGATACATGTCGGTGTATTCATGTGTTTCACCTTCAATAGACGACTCTAAAGCTTGAATGATATTTTTTGCTGGCATTCCAGTTGCAGGATCACCAGCACCACCTTCGATCAAATATTCCATATGGCCATGAGCATGGCCTGTTTCACCTTCAGCTGTATGACGGAAAATATTAGATACATCGGTCGCACCAGCAATATCAGCCATGTTTGCGAAATACAAATAACGACGATTTGCTTGTGCTTCACCAGCAAATGCTTCTTTTAAATTCAATTCAGTTTTGGTACCTTTTACTTGTGACATATTTTCTCCTATAATTTAACAATGTCGATATTACATTTTTTAAGAAAGTCCACTCCATCTTGAGAACGATATTCGTTTTTATAAAAGACTTCTTTTATGCCAGATTGATAAATCAATTTAGCACATTCTAAGCAAGGCGCATGTGTAATGAAAATAGATGCACCTTCTCCAGATTCCGTACTCTTGGCTAATTTAGCGATAGCATTAGTTTCAGCATGGAGGACTTCTGGTTTACTTTTGAATTCGACCTTTTTTACTAAGCTGAAAACTCCTGGAGATACTTCTTCTTGACTGATAATCATATCTTCACAGTCATTATCCCAACCAGAGGGCATTCCATTATAACCAATAGAAATAATTCTATCATCTTTTACAACAATAGCTCCAACATGCAGTCTCTTTGCCGAAGATTGTTCAGCAAATATTTCTGCTACTGCCATATAAGATTTTAAGTATTTTTCTTTCATGATAAGAACGCTAATGGTACTTCAATTTTTCTCAACCCGTTGGCATACATGAAGAAAGGAACAAATCTTTCATTCAAGAAACCTGGGTATCGCCAAGGAAACGGTTCAGAGCAGTGCCAACTCCTCTTATTTTTATCTGGATAAACTTCTTCACAATTTTGCCAAATATATTCCATGATTGAAAAATACTCATTGAACATTTTTTTGAACAGAGGTTTTGGCATCAAATAAACACATTCATAGTTACAGATACTATAATCTGTAAACCATAACATATGCTTTTTGTACTCTGGAAATAACTTCTTTATTGCTTCTTTGAATAAGAACCAATATTCAGGAAGTTGTGATTGTAAATATTGGTTTTCAATAGAGGCATTCATCATTCTAAATCTACTACAAACAACATCAGCAGATTTAAAATATTCCAGAGCACGATTCATTTGTGAATCTGAAGTTAAGAACCTACACGTTTCTTCGTTTGCAGGAACTTCCAGTTTTTCACCAATAAAGCCAACACCATTTTCTATGGCCAGATATCTTCGATAAGAACCACAACCAATGTAATCAGATTCTATGTGATTAGCCGCATAATATTCTGTTGATTGTTGACCCATTGCTTTAAGAAATTCTAATTCACTTATACCAGAATAGTATTTGTAGAATCTCTTTATTGTATCGGATCCTTCATAAACATTTATGAAGTTGCCATTTGATGGATGCCATTCATTTGGATCAGACGAAGCTGCATAACAAGGTTTTGCCCATGTCGAATCAAAATTGAATGGATACTCTTTATGAGTATGAATTAGCATTGTCACTGGTGTATTCATAATATTAAATGGGGCCGAAGCCCCATAAATTAAGCCGCTTGCTTTTCTTCTTGCAGAAGCTCTGGCTTGAATGTTTTCAATTCATTGCTGATTTCAATACGGCGTGGTTTCTTATGCTCTGGAATGATGTTCTCAAGACCAATGCGGAGAATACCATCTTTGTATTCTGCACCTTTTACTTCAATAGTGTCAGCAATAGTAATTGACTTAGTGAAAGAACGTGTACCAATTCCACGATGTAGATATTCCAAATTATGTGTTCCTTCTTTCTTTTCACCTTTGATAGTCAAAGTGTTTTCTTGCACTTGAATATCAATTTCATCTTTACCAAAACCAGCAACAGCAAGTTCTACCACATATTTGTTCTCATCAAGTTTTACGATGTTGTGTGGTGGAAAATTGTTTACAGGTCTTGAATCATTTAGAATTGCTTCTACATCACGAATAAAGTTTTCGAAGCCCAGTGTTTGATTTAAAATCGTTGGACCAAATCGACCAGTAATAGTCATAGTTTTCTCCTTTTAAGCAAGTTAATAAAAGTGGCCCCTTAGGCACCACTACTTACTTGACAACCACAAATGCCTGTCGGTTGACAAGATAAGTTCTTTGCGGATTACTTGATTCATAGACTCGAATAAATTCATTATTTCCGTCTTTGATTACATCGTTGTAATCCCGTGTAAACACTTCCTCTTTAGTATATTTATTTACTAATTTGATGGAATCTTTTTTCACTTTTTTCATAGTTAATCACCATTTTAATAATCTTGTGATTTTTTACCTATATTATATTTTGTTATCAGTTCCCACTGATCCTTTTCTTTAAAAGAAATAATTTTAATTTGATGCAAGGGCGCTATATTGTTTTCCAAAACATGTCTATTTAATATCTTTACTAGACCCCATTCTTCTAACAAGTTAGCA